CGCAACTGGTGCTTATACCTAAACTGAGATAAAAAAATGAGCGGCCATTTTTGGTCGCTCTATCCTATTCACTCTTAACAATTACACTAATGAAAAAATATACTTACCTAATTTTCTGTTTGTTATTTGTGGCTTTGGTTATTGCAATCCCGGAGCTGCACCCTCAGACATGCCATCTTGATGGAGATACATTGACCATGCTGGCAGCTGGTCCGGCCTTCGCACCGCTGAAATGGAATGTCGGTCAAAATAATATGGGAGGATATAAAGGACGTTTGCTGTTTATTCCATTCGATGCTCCCAATACAGTGCCAACCGTTCCGGATCCCGGCAAAGCTGCAGACAATGAAGCACTAGTGACGGCAGCTGGTGCATTTGCTTTTCCTGCAGAAGGAACATATAAGCAACCTATTTATCTATATAGTACAGATGCGACAGTCGAATATAAAGCGGAGCAACAGGGAGAAGCTGACGGGATCAGCTATAAACTGACGCTAAGCTTCTTCTTCCCTGGTAATACCCAGGAAATGCATGCATTCAATGCATTGGTAAAAAACACAGCCGGCTATTATATCTTTGAAGACTCCGACGGCAGGCAAATGATCATGGGACAGCCGGGATTATATGCTTCTACTGCTCCTTCTTTCAATGGAGGAAAAGCAAGAGGTGACCGTCGCGGTACCACCTATACGGCTACCGCTGATTCCAATTACTCTGCGATCTTCCTTGAGACTCCCATAGATATGGAAGTGATAGGCGGATTTAAACCAGCTCCCGCACCAGAATCATGATCAGACAAGAACAACTCAGCCAATGGTTAGGAGACCGTCAGCGCAAATATGCTGACGGCCTGGTTCTTTTCAATGCTCTCGCAAAGGAAGCTATGAAAAAGAAATTTGCTGCTTACCTGACAGCAGCTCCAGAAGATCCACACATTTTTGATCCGCATTTCACCCAGCTCGTTAATTGCTTGTCAAAACTCGACAAGGAGATTAAATTCACCCCTTCCTTATACCCTGCCGCAATGGAAGAAATTGTTGTAGTAAAGACCATGAGCGAGAATGATCGAAAAAAAACGATCGAATCCAAGCAAGCGAATATCGCCTCCCTGGAGGAGTTGGTCAATAGCCTTCGATCACGAATTGATAGTTTGGAGGACGACAGTGAAAGTCACACTGATGAACTTGTTTCCCTTCAGGAACAGTTTGACGAGAAGATGTCAGAGCTATCTGCCTTACAGAACGAAGTGAACGCTCTGAACACACCAGGCGTCAAGATCATCACAGAAGAATCACTCAGCCCGTCTATTCGCAAGGCTTATGCCCGTATCAAGGAAATCGCACCTCTATATGCAAGCCTGCATAACGATGTAGCTAATTCGGAGATCCCGGCAGAAGAACGGCAGCCTATAGCCGAAGAGCTCTGCAAGCTCGATGACGAACGCCGCCGGCTTTGGAAACAAATCGATGCCTGGGCAGAAGGGAAAGGTGAACTGAGCCTTAAAGAGAAACGACCTGTATACAGTGAGAATGGTGTAGTACGCGGTATTGAGATCGCCCGTCAGATTAAACGTCTGAAACAAAACATTACTAACAGCCAATCTGCTGCTAACCGCGCCGAATCTCAAGGTAAAAAGACTGTTATGCAAAATGCCTTAGATCGTGTTGCCGGCTACCAAGAAGAACTGGCAGCACTGGAAAAGGAAATTGCGACGCAACAGAGCGCAAGTAAGGAATAACATCAGAGGCATTGCCCCTGGATCTATGAACAGTTCATGCACAAGCGAGGGCGATACATCTAGTGTTGTCCTCGCTTTCGTTTGAATACAACAAACCACTATAGTTATGCCTAAGAAAGATCCCACATATGACCGGATAGAACGTGCCTTGTTCAAAGACAGAGAGGAAGCATCAAGTAACCTGTCCCAACGGGAAATGGAAATTAAAAAACGAATGATGCTATGTGTCAGCAAAAAAATGGAAGATCCTCTGATCCAAGACACCGAACTTGTCAACTTCCTGATGAATGGATGCGGAGGTAACGCAGATGCCGTATCACAGTCACAAGCATACCGGGACATTGGTATGATCAACAGATTAGTTGGCAACATTCAACTGGCCGCAAAAGCCTGGTATCGGTATATGATTGTCGAAGGCGGGAAAAAAGCCTTCAATATGGCCATAGACAAAGAAGATGCCAAGGGAGCAGCTGCAGCGTTGGACAAGATAGGTAAATACACTCGCTCAGACAAAGAAGATGAGAAATTCGACTACTCCCAGCTCGTTCCTCCATCATTTGAGCCTTCAGATGATGTGACCCTTCTGGAAGGTCTGGAACCTATTAAAGACCTTGAAGGAACCAGGTCGGAAATGCGAAGCAGATTCAAAGGTATGTTGAGCAAAAAAGCGGTGGACATTCGTCCCATCGAAGAGGAGGAAGAAGAATGAGTACACCCCTCTCTCCTATCTTATCTGCCCGTGAACGTCGCAGAAAGCAATATGAAGTCGTTGACAAATTCTTCAATAAGATGCAGCGCCAGGCGATGGCCATCAACGCACATGACGAGTATATAGTCGCATCACGTGGTACCGGAAAATCCGAAGGTATTGATGCCCGAATTATCCTCCGGAACGTATGGGAAATGCCGGGATCTTTGGGTGGTCTCATCTCTCCGTCATACGCCAAGGCATGGGGAAATACTCTCCCGGCAATCTGCAAGGCTTTGGCTGAATGGGGATACATTCAAGGCATTCACTATGTCGTTGGTCATAAAGCACCGGCAAGCATGGGATTCGCCAAGCCTGTCCGTCCTGTCCTGGGTGAAGGCTGGAGCAATGCATTCCATTTTTGGAATGGTACGGTCATGGTGATCCTGTCATTCAACCAGGGAATGTCTGCCAACTCCATGTCGCTGGATTGGGTGATAGGCCCTGAAGCTAAGTTTCTCAACTATGAGAAGATTAAAAGTGAGGTGGATCCTGCCAACCGAGGCAACCGGCAATACTTCGGTGAATGCCCGCACCATCACAGCGTAAGCTATTCCACAGATATGCCGACCGCATCAATGGGAAAATGGATCCTGGACAAGATGGATGAAATGTCCCCACCTCACATCAACCTGATCAGAAACTTATATCTCAAACTGCAGGAGTACAAACGCAAGCCACTCACGGATCATGTGATGCGTCAGATCAAAGAATATCAATTTGACCTGGATCTAGCGAGGAAATATCAGCCTCCAATCAAACCGCAGCCGGGGAAAACTAAAGAATATACCGTTTTCTATGGTGAATACGACGTATTCGACAACCTTGAAGTGCTGGGAGAAGATTTCATCTGGCAGATGTATCGTAACTCACCACCGCTAATTTGGCGTACCGCTTTCATGAACGAACGCCTGTTCCGTGTACCGAACGGCTTCTATTCTGCGTTGGATGATAATATTCACTTCTATATCCCGAAAGACAATGGACGCCTCCAGAATCTTGGGTGCAACTGGGGAAAACTGACCTCCTGCGGCTGTTTGGGAGACGGAGATCTTGACTTCGATCAGGAATTGCACCTGGCATTCGACTCAAATGCATCCATCTCCACAGCTGTCGTAGGCCAACTGAATGAACACACGATGCGCATTCTCAAGTCATTTTATGTCAAAACACCAGGGAAGCTACAAGATCTTGTCAAGATGATAGCCGACTACTACCGTCCGAAACTTAATCACGATATAGTAGTCTACTATGATCATACGTTCACCTGGGAGTCAGGATCCACTACAGAAACTTATGCCGATATCATTGAACGGGTATTCAAAGAGAATGGATACAACGTGACGATGGTCTATGTCGGTCAAGCCCCAAAACATGAGTGGAAACATCTGAATATAGACTTGACTCTGAAAGGAGATCCGCAATTTCTGTGGATCCAAATAAACTTGCATCAAAATGAATTTCTGAAGATCGCAATGGAACAGACTGGCATCAAGCAAGGAAAGAATGGATTTGAAAAGGATAAAACGCCTGAAGGGAGCGATGACACTCCTGATAATCCGGATGAATATAAGACGCACATAACTGATGCATTTGACACGCTGTGGTTAGGCATGAACTTCTATTTCACGGCACCTGGATCAAACTCTAGTGGCGTATTCTTCCTGAATAATAAATAAAAAAGGTGCGTTTTATTATTACTTTCTTTTGCTTTTCCCAAATATTATTCCAACCTTTGTTGCGCCCTAAATATTATTAACGACTCTTTTGGTTTTAATGTTATTCACAAAGCTGAATACTACAATAAGAAAATCATGGGCCTATTATTACTAAAAGAGTTATGTAAGGAGATCCTATTATGAAACAACATAAATTTGGTGATATAGACTTATCCGACCCCTTTTTTGATTCGCTTAAAGAAGATTATCCTGAATTCACTGAATGGTACACCAAAAAGACTAAAAGTGATACCAAAGCTTTTGTCCAAAAAGATCAAGATGGAAAACTTCAAGGCTTCCTATATATGAAGCATGAAACAGAGGAATTAAATGATATAAATCCTCCAATGCCTGCTGCGAGTAGATTAAAAGTAGGAACATTCAAGATAGATGCACATAATACAAAGTTAGGCGAGCATTTCATAAAAAAGATTGTTGCAGCAGCTCTATATATGGGAGTTACCGAAATATATGTGACTATCTTCGAAAAGCATCAAGGATTAATCAAAATTTTACGAAGATATGGTTTTACTGAATATGGAACAAAAGGAGAAGGGGATACTCCCGAGCTTGTTTTTATTAAATCTATGACAGATTTTACAGGAGATATGTTATTAGACTACCCCTTTATTCACACAAAGGATACACAAAAATTCATATTAGCTGTGAAGCCTGAATTTCATACTCCCCTATTCCCTGACTCTATATTAAATACCGAAGAAAGAAATAAAGAGTTTCTTGTTAGGGATGTTGCACATACAAATAGTATCCACAAAATATATTTATCCAGTATGAATGGACTGGATAAACTTAAAAAAGGAGATATATTAGTAATATACCGCACATCTGATGGCGCAGGTCCAGCAAAATACAGGAGTGTAGCTTCTTCAATATGCGTTGTTGAAGAAGTAAGAAAGGCAAAAGACTTCGCTACTCTTGAGGAATTTCTTCAATATGCTAACTTATATAGTATCTTTGACGAAGATAAGTTAAAGGAATGGTATACTACATATAATATGGTTGTTATTAAAATGACTTATAATGCTGCATTTGATAGAAGAATTACCAGAAATGAACTGATTGAGCAAGTCGGATTAAGTGCTGACTATTGGGGGTTCTTCCAATTAACAGATGAGCAGTTTAACAATATAATATCAAGAGGTAAAATAAATGAAAGTATTATTATCGATTAAGCCCGAGTTTGTTCGCGAAATATTTGCAGGTAACAAAAAATTTGAATATAGAAAAACTATATTTACAAAGAATGTAGATAAAGTTGTAGTATATTCCACAAAGCCAGAAGGAATGATTGTGGGAGAGTTTACTGTTGAAAAAATCATAGAGCAAGAACCGAAAGAATTATGGGAACAAACCCAAAATGACTCTGGTATTACAAAAAAATTCTTCGATCAATATTTTGAAGGACGCAAAAAAGGATATGCATTGAAGATTTCATCTCCTAAGCTCTATGAAAACCCAATTAATCCTTTTGATTTATTTTCCTCTTTTGTAGCTCCGCAATCATTCAAATATTTAACAGCAGAAGATTTTGAGCCTACATTAAGTATATAATACTTTTAATAGAGTAAGATAAAAACTTCATCAATAGCTTTGCTATTACTTTGATAAGTTAGAAGGCTTCCACAAGTAGGAAGCCTTTTTTATATCCTACATTACACAATAAAAAGCGTAATAAATACAGTGACGCTATACCAGTCATATAGTGTCACTATATTCATAAGATAGAGTAAGTATACCAATAGCATAGTGACACCATTTTTAAAGCTTATTTTCAGACTAAAAACTCCACATTTATTTTGTCTATTCAAAAAGAATCACCATCTTTGCAGTGTCTTCCATTTGGTTCAGGCGAGTAAGCTCGCCATAATTGCTGCGGGCATTTTTTATGTCCATAGTATAAGATATAGTTCCGTCCCGTGTGGAGCGTTAATGCGCCCACTGCCTGAATCAGGTGGAAGACAACGGGGAGCGGAACTTTTTTTATTCCCTCTCTTTTAATTAATTAGCATATTGTTTCATTTTAAATTGTCTTCCAAAATGAAAAAGAAAAACCAAAGCGCCAGCGGACGCTACATATCCGTAGAAAAGCTTCAGAAAGCTCTCTCCAACATCTGCCTAGAAGTAGCAGAAGGTAATGAACAACTCCGAGTGAACAAATCACACAGGGGCATTGTAATCCATACCAATGGTGGCATAATCAATATTACATTCAATGAGAAAGGAGGTAAACCATGATAAAATACATAGAAAAGATCATACCATCTCAATGTCACGTTATTAATGATAAAACAGGTTACATCCACTTAGAAGGCGAAGCAATGATTCTCAAACCAGATGGCAGTTATGCCGGAACCGTAACCACGACTATCGGATCTATCAGAGAGAATCATATTGATACCGTTATTGAGATGCTTAGCAACTACAAAAAGAAGATAGCATCGTCCCAAAGAAGGCAAACTATTGGCAAAATAATCACGTTCGATTTTAGGAATAAGATCAAAAGTCGCTCATGAACTGTCGTCATCGTCGGGCTAAATGAGGTCGCATATAAGCCATATTGAACTTAGTATCTGTATATTAATATTTAGCCAATTCAAAGTCTAAAAGGATGAAAAATAACATGCAGCAACAAATCTTCAAAAACTAACCAATATTCTATTATCAGAATAAACATTAGTTCCATCAATAAAAAGCACAGGTAGCCATATACCTGTGCTTTTTATTATCTCAGTCAATTCTCATAGAAAAAAAGACAAAGAGCTGATAACCAATAAAAGGGGAGGAAAAAGAGGGAATATTTTCTCTTTTTTCTCCCAGCCGACCACGCACCGCCCTGAGAAAAAGTTTAGATCTAAAGTTTTTTTTCACCCCTTATATGCTGGGCTTCGTTGCTTGTAAACAAATTTCATCTTATCATTTTTGGGCCTCTGCCATGTCCTTTACGACCTACTGCATACCTGGTACCTTTGCTGAAAAACAAGACATGGACCCTATCCTTAAACAACAATTACTTGCATTCATTCTTGGTGGTAGCTTTCTATCAACCATCACAGGTTTTGTCACCCTCAAATACACTAAAAAACAGGCAGAAGCTAAGGCCCTAAGCTCTGTACAGGACGTATATCAAGAGCTCATCGCTGACCTACGAGCTGATAAGCTAGCTATGAAAAAAGACAAAGAGGAAAGCGAAACGAGGTGGACAACTCGCATTGAGAAGCTGGAAAACAATCAGCAATCGCAGGATAAAAAGATAGCGGATAACGAAAAAGAAATAGCTGATCTCAAACGATTCAAATGTATAAACCTATCGTGTAACAATCGAAAACAATGAAACACTATGCACACATTCTTATTTGTACTGCCTGCCTTGCATGCGCTTGTTCTTTTTGTGGTTGCCGTACTACTTATCAAAACGATAGTAGCACTCAAGAGCAAACCCGTCTTTCTATCTCAGACTCAGCTCTACGCATCAGAACTGAAGATGCCTGCTCCCGATTCAACCTTAATCAAGAAGAAGCAGACAAAGGCTGGAAAGTCAAAGTTAACTTCGACACATCAAAGCCGGCAGATCCGGAGACCGGCTTATCCCCGATATCGAATATCGAGATTGAAGGGAATGAAAAGACAGTTAAGACCTTGCTACAGGAAGATGACACTATACACGTATCTGAGAGTCAAGAAACGAAAAATGATCTCACGCTTCAGCAAAGAAAACAGTCAGCCTCCCACAAAGATGCCGGCAGTTCTGTAGCTGCTGGGATAGACAACGGGATCCAGTATGGCCTGATCATCGGGATCCCTATTATTCTTATCATCTTAACATTAATCATCCATGCAAGATTCAAGCAAAAGGATTCATCAAAGTAAAATATGGAAGCTGATGGAACGATATGCGGATGGGAAGCCTATAGAGTTTTCCATCCAGTTCTGCAAGAAGAGTACCGGGGAACTAATCACTTATGAACGTGCTGTACTCACTTCATTTCATAGCAGCGGTAGTACAATCAATGTACTGCAAGCCGGTGAAGCCACACCACGCAAGATCCGGCGCTGCCTTATCACCCAGTTTAATCATCTCAAAGTATATTTTTAATATGGAATCAAAGCAACAACCTAACCTAGTTATGAAAGGGTACGAAACCTATGCAGTCCTGAAAGGAGGTGAGAAAGTTATCCAATTCAGCGATAACAGCGACATTGTGACTGACAAGGAGACATCAGCCGTTGAAGTCGTCCCCAAGGGAAAGAAAGATCCGATCAAGTTTATTCCGCGCGGAAGGAATAACGACATGATGTACGACATCATGCGTAAAATCGGCACCAATGTTACCATTGGCAGTAATGTTGAATTTAAGAATAAAGTCGTGTTTGGGGACAGCATCCTTGTCTACAGGAAGAAACGCGACGGAAAAACCCGCAAAATCATCAAAGAGGAAGTGCTTCCAGAAGAAGAACCCGAAATCTTTGAATTCCTTGAGAACAACAATTTCAACTTCATCCGTGTAGAGCTCGCTAATGATCTTGTCATCTTCTACGATGCTTATTTAGAGTATATACTCAGCAATGATCCTAAATCGCCCAAACTCGTACAGATCAAAGCAAAAGAGGCAACCTGCTCACGTATTAGCGAGATCGATGAGAAAACAGGCAAAAGTGAATGGCATGGGTATTCAGCGGAATGGAAGAAAGGTACCCCTGAAGATCTTGTCGCCACTCCCCTGCTCGATCGCCAGACTCCTTTGCTGGATCTTAAGAAAAGGATGGGACTTGCTCCTGATGATGAAGGAAACCTCGTCATCGGAAAAGATCGCAGATTCATTCACAATCTGCGTATTTCGACGCCAGGACGCTTTTATTATAGCCGCCCGTACTGGTGGAGCGTATTTGCTTCAGGATGGTATGACTTCTCCTGCGCTATTCCCATCTTCAAGAAATCTCTGATTAAAAATCAGATGGCTCTCAGGTATATCGTATATATCAAGGATACATTTTGGGAGAAGCTATTTGCAGACGAGAAGGTCGTCAAAGATGATGAAAAAACTGCCCGCAGACAAAAGTTTCTTGATGACATGAATGATTTCCTTGCCGGTGAGGAAAATGCCGGAAAAGGATTTGTTTCACATTTCAGGTATGACAGAGTAAAAGGCTTCGAGGATAAGGACATCATCATTACTCCTCTTGAATCGTTCTTCAAAGGTGGCGAATATATTGAGGACAGCGAGGAAGTAAGCAACATGATGTGCTACGGAATGGGAGTACATCCTTCCATCATCGGATCCGCGCCAGGCAAAGGTAAAAGCATTAATGGAACTGAAGCACGCGAACTGTTCACCATCGAGCAAGCCCTCATGAAGATGTACCAGGACGCAACCCTTGAGCCTCTGTACTTTGCCAAGGCAGTCAATCAATGGCCTTCGGACATCTATTTCTCTGTAACCAACTGCCAGCTCACCACTCTTGATCAGGGAACGGGAGCTACAAAAAACACAGGTCTAACTCCAGAAACTGAAGAAAAATGAACGCATTAATTCCCGATATTGAGACCTTAAAGAAGGTAGTCAAGATCAATTCGTCATTACCTTATGAATCTATTGAACCGTATATTGAGGATGCTCTTGATATCTATGTTAAGCCCTATATAGGGCAATCCGTCATTAAACAAGCTCTGACAGACCAAGAATCTGAGATATATAGCAAATTATTGCGTGCGCTTGGACCGCTGACCTTAATGCTTGCGACGAATGAACTCGGAGTCATGTTCGGGGATACCGGCATCACGGTCAGTAATGTACAAGGACAACGTTCTCCGGCCAGTGATTCAAAAATAGCGGCGGCAAAGGAGAACCTGTGCTTCCGGGGAATGCAAGCTCTTGACCGGCTTATAACCTACCTGGAAGAAAATAAGGAAGATTTTCCGGAGTACGTAACAGACCATATTTCCCCTTTCTGCTTTATCCGGAATGCACACGATTTTCAGGATATTGGCATGGTAGACATCGATTACTCCACCCTGTCTTATCGTATCATGTACCCCACAATCCGTCAGCTTCAGGAACGAAATATTCGTGAAATGATACCGGACAATGTATATGCGGATTTAAGGGAAGCATACTCTAAAGATAAACCGACACCCAAGCAGCAGGTTCTCATTGATCATATCATTCGTTTTCTTGCAAATAAGACGGCAGAGCTCTATACCTCACAAAAGACAACCGAGCAACGTGTCGCCAGCAAAGCAATAGAATATTCACCTGCCATCCGCCCGATTTATCAGGATCCGGACGCAAACGGTAATTTCTTTGCTAGTCAGGCAACCTACTATGCCGGGAAAATACACACTTATCTGGCCGAAAATGCAGAAGAACTAGGCATTGAAACAAGATCCCAAGCTATTGACTTTAACTCCAAGAAAAAGAAGCTATTCACTTCAATATCATAATACTATGCATACGATACAAATCAATGACGATACATACACACTTCCTGGAAGCTGGGACGAGCTCACCCCGAAGCAGCTCCTATACCTGGTTAAACTCACTAAATCGAATATACCGGTAGAACAAGTTAAGATCTACATGATGCTCTATTGCCTGAAAGCTCACGTATGCCGGCACAAGAAAATATTCAAAGAATATGTCCGTATCAAAATTGGGCAGGAAAGTGAAACAGTCCGCTTCCGGATCCGCAGCCGTCGGTACCTCCTTCATCCCGAAGAAATCAGTCTGCTCGCTGATCAATTTCACTTCCTGATGCGTGAGGAAGAAAACCATATCACTTCACAGAGGCTATATCTCATTAATCCGGAACTGACAGTCAATCCTTACCCGACACTCCGCTTCCGGTGCCGGAAATTCATCGGACCGGAAGACCAGCTGTTCGATATCACCTTTGAGCAATTCATGTATATGCAAACCTATTTGGATGCGATGCAGCTGGACCCTCAAAAGATCAACCATCTCCTAGCCTGCCTGTGGCATCGTGGGAACGAATTTGATATCAATCGTCTGGACAAGGATGCAGCTATTCTGAAACGTCTTCCCGACGACAGGAAGATGATCATGTACTGGTACATTCTTGGAAGCCTCTCCTGCATGAGCGCAGCCTATCCACGAATATTTTCAGGAGAAGGAAAAAATAATGGGCGTATATTCGATGCCCAGCTGCGACTACTTGATTCCCTGGCACAGTCTGACATGACCAAGAAGCCGGAGATTCGGAAAGGTTTGTTGCTCGATGCACTATACTCGATGGATGAATCCATCAGGCGCAAGGAAGAAACAGAAGAGAACTTGAGAAATAGATAGAAAAGTTTGTTACTAGCAAACTTTTTTATTCGATTTTGTTTGTTACTAACAAACTTTTATCTATCTTTGTAGAGTCATAAGAAACGCGGGTGACGTCCGCATAAGTTCTTTTATATTATGGAACAATTGTTCAAGGCTATCCAAGCGATAGCAGAAGCGAATCCCGATGGATTCACGGTTGACCTCACAACCTTAAAAAAGGTCACAAAAGGCATTTCAGTCGCCTATCTCGAAACCCAAGACAGTTTTGGAGAAGAAGGACTGAAAAGAGTTCTTAACCATGCTTTAATGCACGAAAAGAAAGTCGGTGGATGGTTCAACGAAGAAAACGGAATGTTCTACTTCGATTCTATCCGGATTTTCACTAATCTCGAAGAAGCCAAGCAATTCGGACGTGAAAATGGGCAGATCGCTATTTTCGACATTGGGCAAATGAGACTCATCAAATTGTGATCCGGAGGGGCGAAAGCCCCTCCATTACAAAGTATATTGTATTATTAAATACCCGATTATCAAAACGTAAATTGATGAATTATGAAGAATCTTGAATTACTACCTCTCCCTGCCGAGAGTAAAAAGCGGATCGACGAGTTCGCAAGGCAGTATCAGCGCATGGGACATATCTCTATTGAGGTTGTATCCTATAATGAAGGTCGCTTAATTGTTCGCGCTGAACAAAAAGACCTGGTAAATGACAAGTTCCTCTCCAAAAAGGAACTGACGGAACGTATCCGTGATATGTTTAAGGGAGAGATCCCGGACGACTGGAAGCTCACTGTGTCAGCCGTGAACTTCGATCGCAAAGATATCGACGGAATCACGATTGACTGGATCAAAAGACGGATGGAACGCTTAGGATTAAAAAGCAAACATCTGAGCAACTATACAGGTATTGACAAATGCACTGTATCCTCACTCCTGTCCGGAGACAAGGAACTGACCAAATGGCACAAGGTAGCACTATATTACTTTTTTAAATATTACGAAGTAGCCAACTTTTAACTTTCATTTGTAAGCGGAGCAAAAAACTCCGCTTACTCTTTGTCGAATCTGAAAAAGATTGTACTTTAGCACCTGCCCAATATCGTTATTAAAACATGAATCCTTTACCATAGTGTAACCAGACAGCTGGTTCCGGATAATAACACCGGTGGGCGCACTATAGTGAGGGATTCGCCCATTTATATGCATGACAGAACAACAGGGAAAGATTGCGATATCCTTATTATCATATTTAGCCTCTAAAGACTCAGAGAGTACATTTACAGATGATTATTACTACTACCTAAAAAATAAAGGATATCGAGAGATCGAGATAGAACAAACAATATCTGTTCTTATAAAAGAAGACTATATATGCTACTTAGGAAATGATAATTATTGGATTATGATAACCGAAAGGGGGAAAAATTATTGCTCGCCCAAAAACAAACAACCAAAGTACACAACTAAAGACAAAATAGAAATTATAGGTGCAATTGCTGGAATTATAGGAACCTTAATCGCAATAATATCAGTCCTATGCTAAGAATGACAATGGCTATATTAAGGATCTTAAATTTCACCTCAAGCAGCTTAATGCGCTTTTGCATTTTTTCTATCAATTCTTGTTCATTCATATTCGGACTATTTTTGAGCTAAAATACAACATTATTTTAGTACATTCAATTTTATTCCTCTTATCTTTGCACTTGTAACAAATTAAAAACACGTACTATGAATTGTAAACTTGGAAAATTAGAAATCCCGGCTGACCAGCCCTTTCTAAATTGTAAATTAGGTCGAGAAAAGTACGCAGAAGTACTAAAAGCCATTATCACTACATATGAAAAAGGATTTGTCTTAGCTATAGACGGCAAATGGGGAACAGGGAAAACTACATTTGTAGAAATGTGGAAAGCATATCTTGAGTTAGATAACTTCCAAACATTATATTTTAATGCTTGGGAAAATGACTTTATTTCAGACCCTTTGGTAGGGTTGCTTGGCGAACTTAAGAAAATAAACTCTCCTCAAAAAACAAAGGAGTTAGCATCATCCATGATAAATACAGCGGGAAGAATTGTACTAAAGGCAGTCCCTGCAATGTTCAAGGGAGTAATTAAGAAATATGCAGGTGAAGAAGTAGTTGAGATTCTTTGTGATTGTGCCGAAGAAGGGTCTTCCATGTTGGAAAAAGAAATAGATAATTATGAAAGCCAAAAAGGAAGTCTACTAGAATTTCGAAAAGAGCTCGAAATATTTGTAGATAAAGTTTGCGAAAAGAAACCATTGATATTTATCATAGATGAGCTTGATCGATGTAACCCACATTATGCTGTAAAGGTACTAGAACGAATAAAACATCTTTTCAACATACCTAATATTATATTTGTCTTATCCATAGATAAAGAACAATTAAGTAACTCCATACGCGGATATTACGGAAGTGAATCAATAAATGCCGATGAATATCTTAAAAGATTTATTGATATTGAATATGCTTTACCTGATCCTGATGTAGAGAAGTTCTGTAGCTATTTATATGACTACTATGGCTTCGAAGCATATGAAAGACCAAGAGGTACTAGAGAAATAGAAGAATCTTTTTTGGCTATAGCCAATATTCTCTTTATGCATAAGAATCTATCACTAAGACAAATAGAAAAAATATTTGCTCATATTCGTTTATCTTTGAATATGTATAGACATGACCAAGTCATATATGCTGATTTAATATGTCTATTAACATACCTTCGAATTTGTGAATCCGATTGTTATGCAAAAATAATCCACGAAAGTTATACTATACAAGAACTTACAGATCAATTAGAAAGTATAATTCCAAAACAAATTTTACAGATTAAAGAAAAGTATAGATATTCTCCTAGTCGACAATTTCATTTCACCATAGCCTTATTATTAAGATGTTATACTTTTAAGTATGAAAATTCCGATGAGAACGATAAACTCTTAACTAGAGATCCTTCTCAACCAAATCTAGTAATCAATTTTAATGTAAAGACGATCAACAAAGAACTTTTGTCTTCAGCTTTAGAATGGACATCTCAACGTAATATAGCAGTACCTTTACATTATTTTACTCAAAGAATTAATCTACTGGAAAATTTTGCGATCTATAATATAGAATAATCACGTTCTTAATTAATATAATTTTCTCAGTCTATATTAAATCTACAAACAAAAGCAGAGCAAAAAACTCTACTTTTGTTTGTAGATTCCCCAAAAGAATGTACTTTAGCAACTGCCAAAACAAACTAACTCGCGAATTCCTTATGTCGTGCACCCGTAAAATCGGGTGGCTGGGTGGTTCCAGTTGGCACACGACATAAGGAATTCGCCATATTACAATATGTTTTACATAATATTAGTCATATCTATAATTGTTATATCCTTAATAATAGGGCATATATCTTCTTCAAACAACAAACCTATTGGATTCAAGGATGATAATTTTACAATAGCAAGAAGTTCCATTAGTCCTGATCAAAAGCAAGAAAAATTCTCCCAAAGGGATGAAGACAAGGTAGTTACTATAGATAATAATTCTTTTTCTAAATGGAAAGAGGAATATGGCTCCCTGATAAAGGAAGAAGAGGAACAAGGATGCAACTATTCTGAAACGTCTTCCTGACGACAGGAAGATGATCATGTACTGGTACATTCTCGGAAGCCTTTCCTGCATGAGCGCAGCCTATCCACGAATATTTTCCGGAGAAGGGAAAAATAATGGGCGTATATTCGATGCTCAGCTGCGACTACTTGATTCCCTGGCACAGTCTGACATGACCAAGAAGCCAGAGATCCGTAGGGGCCTACTGCTTGATGCGCTGTACTCTATGGATGAATCCATCAGGCGCAAGGAAGAAACAGAAAAGAACTTGAGAAATAGATAATTATAGCCATAAAAAAAGGTCCTAGATGATTAACAACTAGGACCTTTTTTATTATATTTAATTCGCAGCCTATAAAGAGATAGATAATAATTCTTCTCCTAATTTATGCAAGGCTGATTCTAGCTTTATAGCTTGTTCGGGACGCGGTTTTCGTCCTCCAGATGCATAGTGCCATAATTGCTTTTGATTAATACCTGTAATGCGTTCTAATCCCGCTTTGGAAAAAATACCTGAATAAAAGTCCAATAAAGACTTTACATCCATTTTAAATACTAGTTCATAATCACCTGTTAATACTTCGGGAACTTCACAACCAAATTCTTTGCACTCGTCAATTAAGGCATTAATAGCCTCATACATATTCATTTTAATTTCCTCAACAGATGATCCGGTTGCCACAATTCCATCAACTCCGTCTAAGTAAGCAGAATAATTATGTTCTGCTCGCTCAATAATCACCTTAATAGTTTTCATTTCACCTCCATTAGTTTGACATACTTTCCGATAACTACTTAAAAATTACATTAGTTTTTATTATAAAACAAGAGAGAATGGGACTATTTTTTTAGTCCCGCTTCTCTCAAAATGGAACCCAATGTTCCATCTTTTAAATCATCATTTAAATTTCCCGGTATCGGGATGGGCCGCCTCGCCCCTTTTTTATAATAAATTCGATGGTCACCTCGCATTCGCTTAAATTCCCATCCATCAGCTTCCAGGAGTTCAATTACCTCCCTTACTTTTTTCATCACATTTACCTCCTTTCCGGTTTAAAGAGTTAAACATGGTGCAAAGATAACTATTCTTCTACTATTAGCAAATTAAATGATAACTTTTTTTCTACTATTTGCTTTCTTATGAACATTTATAAATAGCATTTGGTTCAAGCAAATAGTGCTAACATTACAGATATAAATTTTGATCTAAGTTTATCTGTCACAGAAATAGATGGAAAAGAAGGTAAAACAGGCATCATGTCAAGTATCAGGTGAAATATTTTTGAGCTAAAATACAACATTATTTTAGTACATTCAATTTTATTACCCTTATCTTTGTCCCCTGTAACAAATTAAAACCACACAAATGGAAACAAAAAAATTAACTGCTACCGAAAGCACTCTGGCAGCGATGTCAAAAACAGTGCTAGTGTTAGGTTCCGTCGGATCAATCGCAGTCTTCTTCTCTTCATGTCTCGCATGGGAGATATCTGAATATTCTGGTGGGATATTAGGAGTAAATGGAATAAACTGGCTGGGCTTCCCTCCTCTCATTTATTGTATTATGGGAACAATAATCGGATGGGCCGTTCTTTCTATCCTCGTTGAGATCTCCGTCAACATCCGTACACAAAAGACTCAATCCAGTTGGAAAAAAGACTTTGCCGTGATGGTGGCTGCCGGACAAAAGGAAAAAGCCAAAGAAGTACTTTATCGTGGTATCATGGAATCTGAGGAGTTTAAGCGGGTATTAACCGGTGGGAATGAGAACTACCATAAAGAATGCATAGACGCTTTAAACAAGAAGTACAGTGATCATCTCAAAGCTATCGGTGAGGATACATTCGTAAACACCGATGATAGCGAAATTTATAAGGCTTTTAAATAATAAAATGATATGGGAGAATATATAATAAAAATCAGAGCAGCAGTAGATAATGTATATGTGCATGATATTAAATTCACTAATGACATCGAACAATGCGCTAAACTGCAAACATACGATGAAATCGAGAAGGACGTTAATTGTACTCATCCCGAATTATACAATGAAGGAGGGGAATATATAGCCTCTTTATTTAGGATTATTAATAATGAGGAGAAGGATATAGGAATGCCTGTAATCGCTTTCACTCTAAAAGAAGGAGTATGTCATTGGCTTACCAATAAAATAAAATTTGACAATAAAGATAAGTCATAGAAAAAAGTCACTTATAGTTTGGCACTCTCAAATATTATCCTCATATTTGTAGTGCCAAACTTTTTTATAAAATATATCTAATGAGTATCAAGCGGATGCTCAATACGAAATTGGGCTTTTTTTATGTCCATCAGTTTGCTTTTAGACATTAATGTTGCTAGCAAATTCATATACGAAATAGTAGAAGTTTATTTATTAAACGTATACGGCTGTCTTTTCCCACATTTTATTACTCATTGGGTAGTTTTATGGAAAGTTTGGCGACTCGGGAAACTGGCAGCCGTTCGTGTATCATTTCGATACACGAAAACTTGCCAGTAACAGCCAAACTTTCCATAAAATGAAAAAAGAGACTTTGGGCACAACCTTCGTGCCCTCATTCCGTACCAATAGTACGGATGTAAACACGCTCCAAGAACGTTACTTCAGCGAACTTAAGAAAGACTGTGCTATCAATTCCGCATCAGACGCCTACTACGTCTCTGCTATTGCCTGCTTTTGCCTTACCTTTATCTTCCCTCCTGCCGTGATCGGTGCAGCCATCTGTGTTTATCGGGCAAAACAATGTAAGAAAGGAGGTAAGAAATGATATTCATTTATGATGTAAAGACCTACCGAAAGGTTAATAATAAAGGGCAGGAAATGTGTGAATTTGCCCAGGCATACGACCGTATCCTAGTACAGGATAAATGCGCAATGGATTCACTGAAGTGTGAATTTGAAGAAGTCGTCAAAAGACTAAACGAAAAATACCCTAACCAAAAGACGCTCATATTTAGAAGTAGTCATGAAACTTCCTCCGGAGGGCAATGGAGCTTTAAACTAGGAGATGACGATAGCACCCCTGTGTGCTTTATTTCTTATAGCAAAGTTCGTGGTCATTATTCCTTTGGTGAAGGTTCTCACCTATTAGAGCAGAAAGGAGGCGAATAATGGCAGGATCCACAGAAGTTCTTGAGCATCAGTACAACATCAGATGTACCAAATTCCACATCAATGATTCCGGAAAAGGGATCAGCATCAATGTAGATTATACAAATGGCATATCATCAATTCCGGATTGCCGTTTTGCTACTGTTGCCTGTGAGGAGGATCTACAGCTATTGTCACAGACTCTGCAAGCCTACTTAAAACATCCACGGAAAAGATCAAAGCAAAAATCTAAAATCATCAAACATGATTTCCTTCTTCATAAGAAGTAGATTGCACCAATATACCACAAGCATTTATGTCCTTTATAGCCCGCCCGCAGCGGGCTATTTTTGTGCCCATAACCTAAACATTAAACGTTATGGAGTACGACCATTTTGCCTATGGGGAAGCTCTCGCTTCATCATTCAAAGACATTTCCCATACATCGGACAAAAGAAGATTCTTCACCGCATTCGGGCTGGAGGACCTAACGAATCTGGACGATCAACTATCTTCTGTCACGGGTACAATTCTTATCGCTGTAGATGGTTGCGAATCTGAATCAGAAGATAATGAAGCTGATGGTTTAAACGACAAACAAATATACTCATTCATTGTCGCTATGAATACTGTGTCCGGGAAGCCTGAGTCTACCAACCAGGCAGCAAAACATTGTAAGAAGATATGCAAACAGATTCGCAATGTGCTGCTGCAGGATCCTGATTTAAGAACGAACCTTGACCGAAACACCCAAATCAATGGCATCGGACCAATCGGGGATAACTTCTACGGTACAGTTCTAACCTTCTCCCTGAATCTTCCGGAAGAATTCTTTGTTGATCCTAACTACTTTTTGTGATGGGCTTTTATAAACGATTATCAGAGAATAAGGCTGAAATCAGGCGTTACAATGCGGCCAGGAGGAGAGCACAAAAGTTCTCTGATTCTCCATCCTCCCGCCTGATCAGAATGGAAACCATCTCAGAAATTGAAAGATTCAACCTTGCTCAGGACGCAGATAAACTCAGTGCATTCAATAAAGAAGTGGAGCGATGGCAAGACTCTGTAACCACACAACTCAAAGCTGCTATCGGATCACGCAGTTTACGAATAGCCCGCGAGTTAGAACCGAAAGCATATACTGATAACTACGGATTGATCAATCGGCTTGGCTTCTCCTTCCCGCGTCATGGTGTCTATATTCATAAAGGTGCCGGTCGTGGACAAGGTGGTTTCATCGGATCCAAATGGAGTTACCTAAAACGGGTCAATGGAATTGAAATCAATACCAGTATCATTAGGCACACTAATCCGGCATCACTAGGCAAGCAAGACGAAGGTAACCGACGTGCTTACAGATGGTTCGATCCTGTCATCAAGAACAGACTCCCTGAGCTCGCAGACATCTGCATGCGCTATTTCGACACAATGCTTATCGACGCAACAAAAATATATATTGAAAAGTAACATCTTATGAATGACCTAAACCGAAGTATTAAAATATTCATCGACGGAAGTGAAGCATCTGCCGGAGTTAAAAAGATAGAAGATGCCATTTTCCAGTTAGAGAACAAAATCTCTGCTCTTGATAAAACGGAAGCAGGGTACGCTAGTAAATCCAAGATCCTACAAAAAGAGCTTGAAACTAAATACAAAGCACTTAACACCTACAAGCAAAAAGTTGCTGAGACTGACAGGATCCTGAAGAATCTTTCCGGAGCGACCTATGATGAACTGTTAGCTGTTAGCCAAAAAGTTCGAAAGGAGCTCAGGGGCGCAGTTCCTGGTACTGAACAATACAATGCTGCTCTGGAACAAAATAGACGTGTGTCAGAAGCAGTAGCCCGTGCACAGAGAAATATGAAGGTAGAGATAGGTGCACAAGCTACTCCCATCAGGCGAAGCATCGACTCCTTCAAAAGATATATCGGTATTATAACTACTGTGATAGCTTCTGTCACCGGTCTGACTTTTATGTTAAATCAGTTACGGGAAAAACGTGATCAGCGTGAGGACACCAAAGCCGATGTTGAAGCATTAACCGGTTTATCTAAAGAAAACATCGACTGGCTGGAAGGAGAGGCCAAGCGCCTCTCCACTACAGTGACGGAGTCGGGCATTCGTATTCGCCAATCTGCAACGGATATCATGGATGCCTTCAAACTGGTCGGATCTGCCAAGCCTGAGCTTCTTTCCAATAAAGAAGCCTTGGCCGCAGTCACTGAACAAACATTGATCCTAGCTTCCGCTTCCGGAATGACTCTGAGAGATGCTGTTGATGCTGTTACTTTGTCACTTAATCAATACGGGGACGGAGCTGATCAGGCGGCCCGTTACGCCAATGTAATGGCCGCCGGATCTAAATATGGATCTGCTGCTGTCGAATCTGTAACGAAGTCTATCAAAAGTTCCGGAGTGGCAGCTGCATCTGCCAATATCCCCATTGAGCAGCTAGTCGGTACAATCGAAACTTTAGGTGAAAAGGGCATCAAGGATGAGATCGCAGGCACCGGCTTAAAGAGGTTCTTCCTCACCCTTCAGACAGGTGCTGACGATACCAATCCCAAAATTGTCGGTTTGGAAACGGCCCTGGACAATCTGCAGAAAAAACAGTTATCAGCAACGAAGATCAAAAAGATGTTCGGTGAGGAAGGTTATAACGTCGCATCTGTCCTGATCAATGAGGCGGAGAAGGTCAAATACTACACTCAGGCAGTCACAGGAACCAGTGTTGCTATGGAACAGGCAGCTACCAAATCGGACACAGCAGCCGCAAAATTAGCACAGGCTAAGAATAAGTTGAGCGAAATTGGGGTGGAGTTAGTTGAAAAACTGAATCCTACAATTGTCAATGCTGTCGATGGTACTGTCAAATGGGGACAAAAATTTGCGGACCTGATCGGATTCATGATAAAGCATTCCGGGACAATCATCACCTTAGCTACAACAATCACAACCTACTACCTCGCTGTGAAAGCCGCAGAATTCTATGAGACAAAGCTCAGGAACGCAAAACTCTTAAGTATTGCAACCGATAAGATCTCTGAGACTCTGAGTAAGATCCGGCTGGCATCTACCCTAGCCCTGTCTGCTGCAAAATATGCACTAGCCGGCAATACTGCGATGGCCACGGCCGCCATGCAGCGTCTCAATGCTACAATGAAAGGTAACATGTTGGGGATAATCATTTCATTATTGGCCACAGCAGCTGTTGCTATTTATCAATTTACCAAACGTTCCAATGAGGCAACTGAAGCACAGAAGCAATTCCAAGGGGAACTACTGAAAGAACAACGTTCACTCAACAACTTGTTCGAAGCATTAAAAAGAGCTGGGGAAGGAACTGAAGATCGCCGCAAACTCATTAAAGCAGTGAACGAAACTTATGGCCAGTATCTTCCTCACCTTCTGACAGAGAAGAGTTCTCTTGATGAAATCAACAATGCCTACAAACGAATTAACGGATCACTCCAAACGCAGATCGCCCTTAAAGTAAAGAATGAAGCTACAGACAAGATTGTTTCAAAAGAGATAAAGACTCAAGCAACAGCGCTGGAGAACATCAGTAGTAAGCTAACAAGCTCACTTGGGAACGGAAAACTCGTCAGTATGGTGATCGATGACCTGAAGCAAACCACTACCGAATTCCAAAAAGCCGGCATGGGATGGGAAAAGGCTTGGGGACAAGCCTACCATACCATTAGTGTAAAATACTTCAAGGGGAAATCACTAAGCAATGAAATGGGTGAGTATATGGAAGACTACATTAAGAGTGTATATAACATGGAAAAGAAAGTAGCTCAGACCGAAGCTAAGTTCAAACCATTCCTGGACCGTATCAACAATAACCTTCTTTCGGACACAGTTATCACTGGAACAAAGACTGAAGAAACAACACTCACCCCTGCTGACGAAACGGAAACAAAAAAGAAAATGAAGCAGCAGCTTGAGGAAGAGAAAAAGCTCTATGTTCAGAAACAGGCTTTCCTAAAAGAGATGTACCTGGAAGGAGGAGATGAAACTCTGCAGACCGAAAAACAACTTCAGAAAGAAATGGAATGCATTCAGTTGGAATACCTGGAACGTTCATTGAAAGTCACCGGTACAAAATCTAAAGAAGGCATTGAGATCCAAAATCAGATCAATGATCTGAAGCTGAAGATGCAAAAAGAACATACCCAAGAACTGATTGATCAAGAAAAAATAGACTATGAACGTCAGCAACAGGAATTAAAAGAGTTATATGCTTCCGGGAAGGATAAGAATCTTAATTCCGAGGCTGCATACAATGATGCGATGGAACAGCTCACCGTCATGCACCTGAAACGTATGCTTTCTCTTGCAGGATTAAATGCAGAACAACGGAAGCAAGTAGAGAAGCAGCTGCTGGACTTCAAAGTCAAATGTCTGAAAGAAGAACAAGCTGCACATGCTAAAGCAAAAGAAGCTGAGCAAAAGAAGACCGAAGCACAGACCAAGAAAGAACAGCAACAATACCAGGAACGTATCAACACATATAAGCAATATGGATCCGAGTTAGGATCTGCAGTGGGTAACCTGATCTCCGGACAAGAAAATGCCATGCAAGGCTTTGCCGATACCATGATCGATATCATATTCGATGTGCTGGGTCAACTCATTAATGCAGAAATCATTAAAGCTACAGCCACAGCTACCGGTGCAGTAGCAAGAGTGACAGCGGAAGCTGCAGCTATGCCCGACTCTGTAGCAACATTCGGTGCTACTGCTGCAGCTCGCGTCGCCATCCTCTCCGGATTGATCATGGCAGCACTTGCTACAGCCAAGTCCACTCTAAAAGGTTTGATAGGTGGAAAGCATTCATCCAGTTCTTCCGGTGACACTGACTCTTCCACCGACCCTACTAAACGAGCAACAGTCAGTGTATCACAATGGGCATCCGGACGTTATGATGTGATCGGAGAAGATGATGGTAAGAACTACCGTAATGTACCTTACATCGGATCCTCCCCTACCGGAATCGTCCGACGCACTTCCCTGATTTCCGAAAATGGTGCTGAATTAATTATTAACGCTGAAGATCTTGCCAGACTGCAGAAACACATTAACTATCCTTTGATAGTGGATGCCATCGAAGATGCCCGCAGCGGACATATTCCCCAGCGTGCCTCCGGAAATTATTCGGTTGTTGACAATTACAAAGAGAACAACAAGGAAGCTGGCAACGCAGCACTATCCGCTACCGAACTTGAAGGATTGCTCAAAGAGATAGGCCGCCTCATTAGTACGCTTAAAACCTTGAAAGCATACGTCACCCTACGCGATATCCATAAAGCAGAAGAGCTGGACGAAAAGACAAAGAAACCGTTTACCCGATCAACTAAATAAATCAGCCATGTCACTCAAAATATCTAACGCCTCCGGAACTTTCGACCTACAGAAAGATTTCAATACAGAAATAGAAGACAGTTCTCCTATCTATAATGAGCGTGGTTCCCAGTCCATCGCAGCCACCATACCGGGCACAAAGAAGAACCTTCGCCTAAACAAGCACATTGAGCGAACCGACATTGATACCGCTCCTGCCAAAGATGATCGTATCACGATTTCCGATGGCGTATATCACCGCGTCGGGAAGATGAATGTGGTAAGCGCATCCGAGGAAGAAGGTATTACCTTTAATGTTGGTTTTAGTGAGTCCGAATTATACAGCATTTGGAACGCAGTTTCCCTGCAATCTCTAGACATGCCGGTCTACAAACCGGAAGGAGGAGTATCTGCTCTCGTTTCCTATATTTTAGATAATAGATCAAAAGAAGACTCTCCGTTTTGCCTTTTTCCTATAGCCGTATCTTACAATCGTAAAGTAGATAAAGAGACCATAGACTACCTGGAATATCTAAACAACTATAACGGATCATTCGGAGCAGCCCGAACAGAAACTTTTTTCATAGATGACGGGCCGGTAGAAGTATCACTACCCGAAGGTTATGGAGTCACACCATTCCTAAAAGTAAGCTACATACTTGAAACCATCTTCGCAGCCTATGGCTACACCATCATCGAAAATCCATTCACTACACACCACCAGCTCAAACAGCTGGTAGTACTTAATAATGCTGCAGACTGCTGTGTCAAAGGTATCCTGAAATATTCCGAATTGATGCCGGATTGCACCATCAATGAATTCATGCAAGCACTTTGGTGCCGTTTCGGTCTGCTCTATTTTGTCGATGGAAACACCCGCAGCGTCCGGCTTAAATTTATACGAGATATCATCAACGCTCCTCACTCTTCAGACTGGACACTATTGAAAGCATCAAAACCGGTCATTAATTTTGAAGAGCCACAGCAACTTAAATTATCAGCTTCAACTAATGTGAAAGGCCCGACGGATGAATCTTCCGCTGCACCCGCCGCCGAATCACTGGACAAATTTCTCAAGCCATACAATTATATCGTAACGACTAAAGCTGGAGGATATCTAGTATATAAGCCTCAGTATGCAGCCTATTACAAAACAGACAATGTCACCCAACAAACTGAATTTGTATCCTCCGAATTCTTTTCTTGGGACAGAGGAGCAGATATGGCATACAAAGAGATCTCCTCTGTTGATGAATTCCTCCCGTCCAAGCTGGCTATGTTTAAAGTAAGCACAACCAAAATTATCTCCGTCCCGCTTTATCTTTTCAGCAAAGTACATCGCTATACTACTATTACAAGTTCAGACGTCGACATATCCGAGAATCTGGAATACCAGACTCCACTCGCTTTTTGCTTCTCGTTCTTTGACTCAAACAGCTATTTGGTCTACGGATCGCAAAACTGTTTAGATTCACAAGGTAAGCCGGCACTGGATAAGCAGTATGGTGAAGCCTGTCACATATCACTCACTTTTGTTGGCCAATACGGATTGTTCAGTCATTTTTGGCGTGATTACGATGCAATACTCCGGCATGCCAATCATGTGGTCGAGACTGATGTGCATCTGTCTGCACAACAATGTATGAATCCGAGCTTCCTGTCCCCTATCCTGCTGGATGGTCAACGTATGTTACCTGATTCAGTCCGATATACACTCCCATATCGATCCTCCGATCCGGCTAAAGTAAAGCTGCGAACTATCAAACTACTTAAGCCTTTTGATTTAGACAAAGAGCAAACTGTACCTATTGTTGAACAACTCTATACATGGAAACGATTCGATAATAGATCAGCCGCTGTCAACGCTGCGACCAAGAGCCAAGTAGATGAATGGAGAAGTAAATTGGGAAAAGACCAAACCATTTATGATCTGCAGTACAAGAACGCATCAACGGATGCTCCTAACGCAAAGATACCTTTGTCTGTACCGACTGAAGAGGACTTCAATAATAAACAAGAATACTTTATTTATAAGGCAACGCACAGTTTTGATCTATACTACCGGGTACGGACATATCTAGGTACATCAGGTGGTACCATGCATTACGACATCAGCGATCCTAAAGGAGGAGTGCATTACGATGTGCAATATGACCAGTTTGTGCGTGCCGAACTGTTTTAGTTGTCCTTTATCACTCATGTTATAATCTTCAATTTTGCAATTATGAATAATCAAGTGACCATTACAGCAGCTATACAATCCGCCGACATCGAACAAATGTTGCTTGCGTATAAATCGTATTCAGGGAATGCCTCTGCTACTTCTGATGAGTTCTTTGAGTTCCTCACCCTTCCGACTGCGGAGCGGGAGGCTTTCTTACAGCATCAATGTGCTTGTGATTATCAGGTACAGGGATCTATTGTTATACCTAACTACCAAGTAAAATGAGCCTACTATCAGTAAACATATATCCGGCCAGCATGGCTTTGACCGGGAACCCGATCAAGCTATCGATCAGTAGCAGCTCGCGTGCAACCTATACCGTTTCAGCTGATGGAAAAGAAATATTCACCGGCAGCGGAGAAGGCGACTTCTTTGTCTTTCTACAAGACATCCTTGCTGATGTCGTGCGACCGGCACAATTATATAATGAGTCTGAGAAGATCCTGCTCCAAGCAGATAGTTGTGCCAAAAGCATTACAATCAACGTTTCAAACGCAAATGGAGAAACAAAGGTTTTATATCTAAACGTGTTTATCGGAGGAGTCAGCAAGCGAATGCTCCGGCATCTGCATGAAGAAAACAAAAGCGTCTTTCTCTGGAAGTTAATGAATCCGGAAGTGAACTTCTTCCAGACTACACGAACGACCGGAAAACTTATCACGATCAGGGAAACGGAATTGCTGCCTATGCCTTTCATCTATCCTGAAGGAGGAGTTATGAAAATCCTCGCAAACGGAATAGAGACAACGATAGAAGGATCAGCCGGGCAACCGGTCGCTTTGAATATATATCGCCTCCGGAAGCAGTTGTTTGATACACATCATATCTTGGCTTCCGTATTTGATGTGTATGTAGGAGAGAAAAAATCTTGCACGATCGTCATTACGCCGGGCACAATCAGCCGCGAAAGATATCTCCTGCAGTTTCTCAATTCATACGGTTCCTATGAGTTAATCGAAATCACCGGTATCGGTACCATCAAGCGCGAAGTTGACGAAGAGAACGCATTCAATGTGTATGATGAAGTTATAGACGACTACGTAGAATCTTGGGAAAGATTATCCGGAAAAGAATCTATGACTGTAGAATCAGGATACCGGACGAATGATGAACTAATTTTTTTGATCGATATGCTATCCTCTGAAGACGTCCGTATCCTCGGCATGGACGGACGAAATATCAGAGTTAACGTCACAGCTGAGAACCTGACCAGAGCAGCTCGCGCAACTTCTCCGGAGAGTGTCAAGTTAACCTTGCATTTTAGTGATTCAGAGCAAAGAGTTACCGGATCATTCGGTGATGATGATTTCGGATCCGCACGCATACATACCGAACAATTCACTTCACAATTCAACTGACATGGCAGATAACCAGGAAGTCATAGATAAACTCATTGATTACATCGATCAAGCCATTCTGAAGAACAGTGTATCTAACCGGGATGTGGCAGCCGTATTATCTTTCCTGAATGAAAGATATAAGAATATGTCCGGATCCGGAGGGAGCCTGACAAAGGATATCCGCGTCACAGCTCCACAAACCGGATACATTAAACCGGGCGATGTTCTGAAACAAGGAACAACATACGAAAGTCTCTTTAGGACGATGCTCTCCCATGCAGAGTCAGCATCCCTGGTAGGACATCTGTCAACGTCCAATGACGTCGAGTACGGGACGGCTAAAGGACAGATCACTTATATAGCAAGCAGGTATGGTAACGGTGAAATGATCAAAGCATATTATGATTACAATGAAGCATTCAAAATGGAATTCTCAGCAGAGAGCAATGGCGAGCAAAGAGCTGTACGAGTCTTAGACGGATACTATACTCAGGGAGAAACCTATGCTGCCACAGTGGTTTATGCTGCAAGCGCAGATAATGCCATACCGCAGCAAACTTTAAATAATAAGATTAGCGTTAACGTCAAACGTAAATGGTTCGCAGGTGTATGCGATTCAGTTCCTACGACTTCAGCCGAGGTGCGGGCACTTTCAGGCAGTGGATTGTATAAGGGCTCCGGATCGTACAAGTTCACAATAGGCAATTATAAGACTTTCGTTATCTGTATTCCAAACGGTACCATCAAGGATGTTTCACTGGAGAGATACCAATATAATTTCATGGATTTGGATTCCGCTGCCACTACGCGAAAGATTAGTGTTGCAGGCGCTAATGGAAGTGCAGCTATAGAATACACGATGTACGTGTTCAGTACCGCTACGGTAAGTACCGAGACGGATAACTTCACCTTTAAAACGAATTGAGTATGGCACTAGATATAAAAGGGAGCAGTTTCGCCGGCAGGTACAAACGTGTCAATGGTTATTCTATTGATTCGACTGACGTGTGGGAAACCTTAGAAGAAGCCCGTGTCTATGCCCGTAATACAGATACGGAGCCTTATGTTCCCTATGCCGGACAAGTAGTTTCCGTCATTGAGAATGGAACTATTTATAAACTAGTAAAGGATGATACAGTACCTGAAACTGACGGCAAGAAACATTTCAAGCTTGCCATTATCGGCAGTAACAACGACAATGATGATCGGTATGTACGAAAAGACATAGCCGAAACAATCGAAAAGCTGATGACCTTCCTTGAAGGTATCAATGCGAAGGGGACATCCACGCTCGAACAGATAAAGCTTGTCGGTGACATCATTTCTAATAATTTCTCCACCGGCAGTACAGGATTCGGTATTTATAAAGATGAACAAGGTAATTATCATCTTGATATAGACTTCGTTGACATACGAAAAAAGTTAAGCATCAACGAGATACAAGTGCAACAGTCTACCTATATAGGAGGGAAACAGTACAACACTAATGGTGGAATCATCTGTAACAAGGTTGAGGACAGGGGAGACGTTTACAGATGCTATTTCAAAACGACCGATGCCGAAGGACGGATTGTCAGAAATACCTTTGAAGTCGGTGATTTTGCTATCAGTGAGACTTTTGCACTGAAGACCGGAACAACATTTTATTGGCGTTATGTGAGCGGATGTGGTGATGATTATATAGAACTCTCCAAAACGAATTGCGCATCCGGTAGTGATGTGCCTTCTGTGGGTGATAATATCGTCCAGCTTGGTAACGAAACAGATCCGGCACGTCAAGGCGCAATCGTCTGGGACAGTGTAACAGTCGGCGGTCCCTACATTCGTATATATAAAGGTATCAACTCCTATACAATGCCGGAACCACTTATCGACCTGAATACTGTACTGAGTGAGATATCCGCTAAGTTCATTAATCAGGCCACAGGGAAAGATATAGACGATACTATTAATGACCTTCAAACGGATATGGATCTTGTCAGGGAGCAAACGGATAAGGAATACACTCTGTGGTTCTTTGACTACGATCCCACGCTGGAGAACCTGCCGGCATCCGATTGGACTACTGACGAACTTAAAACCATGCATGAGCAGGACATGTTCTATAACCGTCTGACGGGACATGGATACAGATTCGAAAAGGATGGCAGTTCATGGAGCTGGAATGATATAACGGACCATCTGACGCTGAAAGCACTGGAAGACGCATCCAAGGCTCAGGATACCGCTGACGGGAAACGACGAGTATTTGTATCCCAGCCAAAGGATTCCGATGTTTATGATATCGGCGATATGTGGGCGAATGCGACCTATTCCGGCGAAGGCATCTCTTATAAGAATGACTCTCTCGTCTGCATCACTGCCAAGGCAAAAGGAACAACCTTCTCTATAAAACACTGGCAACCTAGCTCAACGGCTACCACTGCCTATCTTGAGAATTTAGGTGACCGGATACTCGCAGCCGTAACGGATTCGGAGGAAGGCATCGAAGCGGCAAAAAGACTAGCCAATCAAGGTATCAGCGATGCGTATGATGCTGCTCAGGACGCACTAAACGCTCTGGGAATTGCAAGAGATGCACAGGAAACGGCAGATAAAAATACGGCTGTTATACAGGTGACTAAGGATTCTATTGCCGCTCTTGTAGAAGGAATCCATTTTGATAATTCCGGTAATATCACAAACATTAATACGAGCGGATTGGTAACAACCGATGATTTCAATGTACTGTTATCTAAAAAGATAACCTTTGACGCAGAAGGTCATGTCAGCAATATCAGCACATCCGGTCTTGTTACTGAATCAGGTTTCACTCAGTTGTTTACTGAACAAGCCGAAGCTGACGGATACGTAAAGAGGGCTGAAATCAGTACATTCATCACGGAAGATGATGCAGGAAGATTGATTTCGAACGCGGTGATATCCGCAGATCAGATTAGGTTCAACGGCAACATTGTGGCTAATAATACATTTTTTGTCGATGAAGCCGGAAATCTGACTTTAAACAATATCACGGCTAAAGATGCAATACTAAATAACGTGACGGCAAATGATATTGTGCTAAACAATATGAGCGCTACCGGTGGCAAGATCGGTGGATTTGATATAAATTCCTATGGTTTGATAAATGACGGTACCCGGGATTGCTATATAAAGATGCAAAAGCGGGAAGGAGCAACTTCCGGCAAATATGTCGAACGTTATGCGAGTCTGGGTAATGCCCTCCCTTTGTCAGCAGGGAGGAAGTCAGTATCCATGATGTCATATACCGGAGAAGAATATGACGAGCATACTGTTCTTTCCCTTACTTCTACCGGCAGTACGATGAAACGTAATCTCACGGGAGGATACGCTAATCTTTGTATACAAGCGATTGGAGGATGTGACTGGAATATGAATCCGGGAGACCATTGGTGCATGCCGGGGCTTCTCGGTATCATTCGTTACACATGTACATTCGCCAATAACACCTACACTCACGGCGCCCGCGTCGTGTGGGGAAATGGAATACCGGCTTCGATAACACACAGTATTAGTGAAGACGTAGATCATCCTGTGATACGTTTCAATATGGATATGGGGCATGAAGATTACTCTGTAATTGGACAACCTTTTGGTGTATCTGCCAGATACAACAGATGGAATATGGGAGTCAACACTGAAGGTCTTGACAGCGGTGGTTTTTCTATATCCTGTTGGTACATTGAGGCCAAAGTCATGCCAGGAAGGATAGATTTGTTCGTGTATGGAAGACCATGTAAATAATTTCACCATATAAAATCAGAAATAAACAATTATGAAAATCAATTTTAAGAGAATCGAGGCGCAGACTTCTTTCGAAGGCGGTAAACAGACCTTCGACACCGCTGAAACGGTTGGTAACGAAATGATGTACAACGGCAGCATCCTGCTCGACATCGGTTTTGAGGAACTGGCTAAGCAGATCTACTACTCAAGTGAAGCAGTAGAAGTTCCTGAACGGTATTGTAAGGCGATGGAACTGGTGGTGAAGAACTCACGTCTCATAGCTGCGGTGAAAAGAGAAATAATCAACCAGTTGAACAAGTAGTATGGGGTATATCAAGTTTGTTTTAAGTGTGCGCAAAACGGATGACAAGGGTAATACCACCCGTACCGTGATCAGCCGTGTTGAAAGCGACATGGCTGATACCGGTATGCTTGAAACAAACCTGATCATGCATGCGCTTTCAGCACGCGGAAAAATAGAAATCAAGGAGGAAGGCTTCCCGTATGCCTTCCCGTTAATATTTGGAGAATAGTTATGGCACTCGATATTGGGAAAAAAGAAGAAAATGAAGGCAAGAATTCCCGCGGACGTTTGTCGGCTGAGGAATTTAACCGGCTTGTAGACGCTGTGGTCGCCCTTGAAAAAATGACGCTTGGAGGATTGTCAAACGTATTAAAATCGGTTGACGACTCGAATACCGGTTCGTTGCTGGCAAAGGGAAACGCCGGATGGGATTCTGTTTCACCGTTATTGAGTGAATTAACGGATTACGAAAATATGCTCATGCCTGTATATCATAAAGTATTAGGCAAATGGGTCTTTATTTCTGTGTCTGCAATCTCCGGTGGTATTACTCCTCCAGTTTCAGAAATGATTTTGGGTACAGGTATGTTAGATGTAAATAAATTAGCTTAATATGGATAAATTAGAAAAAACATTTCAGACTGGCGAAGTTTTGAAAGCTATAGACTTGAACGCTATAAAAGATAAAGTTAATGAATTGGTTGAAGGTTCTAATGACAGAACAATAACAATTGATTCATCGCTTAGTGACAGTTCCTTAAATCCCGTTCAGAATAAAGTTATAACAGGGGAATTAAAGAAAAAAGCAGGTTCTGCAGATGTATACAAAAAGATTGAAATAGATAAGATACAACAAAATCTACAGGAAGAAATCAATAACATCTCCCTGGATTCTTATTCTCCTTATACAAGAGGGAGAATAAAGAAAATTCATGTAAAAATAGATGGAGTCGCAAATGGCACATACACTGTTAGCATTTGCCCTTTGAAATATAATACAACTAATGTGATATGCTTTACTACTGATGACGCTAGCGTGTCAACTTTATCCGTTATCTGGTCAGCTATCAATAAGAGAGGAATAAGTGTTAATAAAACAGCGGATACAACTCCTGAAGGAAGGACATATTGGTATCATGCGAATCAATATTTAGCTGGAGACGTCCCTGTAAATGTAATAATAAAAGCATTTGATGAATACCTTGCTTATAGTACTATATTTGGGTTTAAGGAGCGATTCAAGCAGGGGGTGGCAATATGGCCGTATATAGGCAGCAATGGAAATTTTTCTATGGATTATATTCCGGTTATTGATAAAACGGCTACAAATTTATATAGATTTATGAACCCAAGTCTCGTGTGGGGTGATTGCAATCTTATAAAAAGATATGGAGTAGATTTTTACTTTCATAATATTAGTACAGAAATGTTTGGAAGCGATAAAGACGTCTATAATGTCATTCAAGGACTAAATGCAGACTTATCCCGTACAAAAACAATGATAAACAGAACAATGAAAATTATAGCCAGGCCGGATGGTAATAATGTGTTTATAAATGCTATGAATGATATGCCTAAGATAGATATGTCAATAGCAGAAGGAACACCCTCTACAGGTTGCTATCCTTATATATTGGATAATTATTTTCATAAAGTGTTTGGCAGAGTGTTCAGTGATGATATTGAAGGAGAATTGAAAGCAACTCTGGCTGCTATAATAAATAATTCAGATTTAAATGCCAAGCAATGGTTTCATTTCGCATGTCATACAGCTACCAGTACCTGGGCTGACTTTCTGAAATATATAGCAGACACTTATGGAAATGCAACGGAATATTCTAAAAGAATTTGGTTTGCAACCGTTGGGGAGTTATATGAATATAACTATTTCAGAAATTATAGCCGATTCTCTGGTCTGAAAACAAATAGTACTTCTATTGAATTTGATCTTCTTCTCCCTTATAAAGACAACTTTAATTATAAGGACGTGACTATCGAGATGAAAGGTGTCATAAATACTTCTGCTGCAGGTATTACTATTGACGCTTATGATGCCAATACGGATGAAAAGATTAATGGTATGCACGTAACGGTAGACAACAATAATATTTATGCCCATCTGATTATAGAGGAATCCGTGATAGATAATATTGAGTATTTTGTTTCCAAATATGAAGAAACAGAAGACAATATATGGAAAGAAGATGCCGAATTTGATCTTCCTAAGTTAAGAGAGGATTTAAGAATTGCATATCAGGCAAGAATAGACGCAGTTCTGACTCCTGTTGTAATAAGTTCGCTTCAAAGCAGCATATCTGAATTAGCTTTGAAAAATTCAGCTTCCCAAAATGCTATATTAACTGTCCTCCCTGACGGTAATACTCAAATGAGTAAAATTAAATACGTGGTAAGCGAAGGACTTAACTTAAATATAACCCAATCCATTGATGGCAACATTGTAACTTATGCGATCAGAAATATTAGCAATATACCGGGAACAAGCAATGGAACAATACAGTTTTATGTTGACGGTTCGGATGTTGAAACCACTATTTCAGTAAATGTTACGGTAGATGAAATATCTTCAGATGTTGAAATTGAAAGCGTAAACATTGCAACTTCCGGAAGCATGGAAATAAATAAGCCTGTTCATGTCATCGCGACTTGTCTGCCATCTGATAATACCAGGATGGAAACGGTTGATTGCAGCAGTGAAGGAGGCGTAATAACTAACAAGGAAAAACATGCAAATGTTTTTGAATTTGACGTTACCTATACCACAGAAGGAACAAAATCTATTGTAATTGCTGAAAGCGCCAGCGGAAATAATTATAATAAATCTATAGAAATAACAAGTGGAGATGTTCCTCAAGAAGATGATAAGATAATTTGCTTTGTTTCTTATCTATATCAATATAATCCCGTAGGACATATTGTGGATGAGACATATGGTGGTACTATAAATCTGAACAGCGGAAATGTTCTGTCACAAATTGATAATGACAGTATTTATTCAAAATCAGGTAAAATATTACCGGGATGGAAACGTAATTCTGTCAATGCAGATTCTTTGCTGCTTGCTCATAACCCGGAATGGACAGACAAAAAGACATGGAGTTCCAATGGTGGTCAAAATGGTGATTTATCTTCTAAGTTTAGTATAGCTACCGAGTATTCCTATATTTTTAGATATAATGCGGAGGTATATAACGGTTTCTTTTTTACGGCGCCTAATGGCATCTATCAGATAAGATTTTTAAGTTCAACAAAAGAAACAATTGATTCGTATCGGAATGGAAATATTTATTTGAATGATAATGACGTGACAAACCTATTCCCTGCGGAACCTTATATAGAAAAGGGACAATGGACGGACTGGATGGATGTCACTGTTGTAAATCAGCAGTTAAATATTTTTATTCACACTCAAAAATCGAAAAGAATAGGAGTTAATGCTATAGAAATAAAAATATTAGGTTAAGCTATAAAAAGAAAAACCGCCTGCTCATCACGAGTTAGCGGCTTGATAACACAAACAAAACAAATAACGAAGGGTACCCCCTTCGCCTTATAAGCGATACAAAGGTAGTATTAATAATTAAAAGAAAAAATCAAATGAACAACATCGACTCAATTATTATTCATTGTTCTGCTACTAAAGCCGGGCAAGATTTTAAAGCAAAAGACATCGATCGTATGCACCGTGCACGTGGATTCAATCAAATCGGATATCATTTTGTGATAGATTTAGACGGTACCATTGAAGAAGGTAGACCTCTCTCAATAGAGGGAGCACACTGCAACACAAAAGGATCATCCGGTTTATCATACAATAAACACAGCATTGGAATTTGTTATATCGGAGGTCTTGATGTGAACGGGCAACCAGCCGATACTCGTACCGATGCTCAAAAACAATCCATGCGTGATCTCGTAATGAGACTCAAACAGGAATATCCCATTGCTGAAGTTCTCGGCCATCGAGACACATCTCCGGATCTGAATGATAACGGGATTGTAGAACCGAGCGAATGGATCAAAATGTGTCCCTGCTTTGATGCTGCCACGGAGTTTGGATATTCTCCCACAGTCCTGATTCGTCCATAAATCTTTGAAATAAAGGAATCCAATAGTGAGGAAATAGAAAATAATGGGGGAATATAAAGCCCCCAGCCAGTTAGTAGTATCTCACCACGTACTAACAAAATGCGACACGCCGCACAGCTGGGGGCTAAAGACCTCTGCTGCGACGTATCGCATTTGTTTTTACGTGGTGAGGTCACAAAGATAGCTAAATAAAAAAAGACAATGAACAAATACTATAAAATTTTGGGCAAAATACTTGATTCAGGGAAGGTACAAGCCAACAAAAAAGGTAATATCAAGTATCTCCTGAATGAGCAATTGCATTTAACTCCTATAGATCTGCTTGACATTTTTGAAGGTCACAATATTGCACGAAAAAAACTGAAGAACGAACTTCAGTTGTTCATGCAAGGAGAAAGAAGTGTTGAGAAATACCGGAATGCCGGGATTAATTGGTGGGACTATTGTGGCTCTATCCTAGTGAATAGTTACCCAACTTATTTCGAGAAGCTTCCACCTCTCATCGACAAAATCAACAGAGAGAAAAGGAATAGCAAGAACTATGTACTATTCCTGGGTGCAACTGATGTAGAAAGCAACCAGGCACCATGCCTGAGCTTAGTGCAGTTTCAAATAGATGAAGGAGAATTAGTTCTCTCCGCTTACCAACGTAATTCTGATGCCAGCCTCGGCTTACCTGCAGATATTTATCACTTATATTTAATGTCAAGACAGATAGATCTGCCATTAAAGTCAATAGCGCTCACGCTTGCAAATGTGCACATCTACGAGAACAACATTGAGAATACTCATAATCTAATCGCAGGAAATGAGAATGTGAAATTTGAGCTAAACGTATAGACATACCTTTAAAATCGTGCGGGTGCATCATTTTTGTACACATTCGTACAAAAATTGTACGCCCGCTATTTTCTAGTAATCAATAAGATAGACACATTCCGTACGAAAGTACAATTTAAAAGGCAAAACTGTTGAAGCACTGTACTCCTTCTTGTTTACTCTCATTCAACACATGGGCATATACTAATGTCTCCTTCAGATCTGAATGCCCAAGGATCTCCTTCAAAGAAGCGATATCCTTAGTCTTACGCAAAAAAATGGTTGCAAAGGTATGCCTACCTACTTTATGCGTTATGTGCTTTTCTATACCGGCAATGACAGCAATCTCTTTTAGATACCGATTCATCGTCTGATCAGCGCACAGTTTCTCAAAGACAGGCCCTTTCTTCCTGGTACCAACAATGTTCTTTAATAGTTGTCTCAACGGTTCTGATACCGGGACCTGAATTGGCATCGGCTTTCTCTTCTTCAATTTCATCCGGAAATAAGTGAAAGTAGTATCAGTGAACTGCTCTAAAGTTAGTTCTTTGGCATCCCCTATATGCAAAGAACTAAAGCATAAGAACAAGAACAGCTCAAGGGTTTTGTGATATTTATATTCTAGATCTCCGGAAGTATATAACTCCATCAATGTTTGCAATTCGTGTTCATACAGATATTCTCCTGAAGGAAGCCCTTTCTTTATTGCCCATTTTTTAAAAGGATTTTCATCCATATATCCCGCATTGAAAGCAGCCAGAACATATTTTTTGATTGTGGCCATGTTTTTATTCGCCGTGTTTTGGTTGTTCTCCAACTCATTCATTAAATGGAAGAAGTATTCGTCAAGCCACTCACTTGTTATATCATCAAAATAAAGGTTAGGATTATACTCCTTCAATTTCTTTATTACTGATAAATTAGTCTTGTAGGTAGAATCTTCAAGTTTTAGAGACTCCTTCCTCTGATAGTCCGTCACAAAGTCAAAGAAAGTGTTATAATCAGTCGGACGATGATATGCTTTAAGAAAAGAGTCCCTGGTAAGTTTCCTGTCACGGAGGCGATACTTTACAAAAACATTGTTTACTCTGGCTAGAATAGTTTCTATAATCAAGTTCTTATCTTTTGCCAACTTGTCTCCTGCCCCAACACATTTCTTCTTATCGTTCCAGTCTTTGATGTCAACTGAAACTTTCGTAGAAAAGTTCACCTTTTCACGATTAACATAAAAGGATAACCACACGACTCCATTATCCGGGTCGCTCCCATAGGTTCTTAGATATATTTTAATGGTTACCATGATCTACAATGGTTCCGTTTGCAGGTGAGAATTGATCTCCGGTCTACACCTGCACAGTTTGTCACACAAATGAAGAGGTAGCTAATTAACTGAATATCAATAAACAGCAAATGCCGGACACATTGCTGTATCCGGCATTTTGGCCACTTCGAGGTTCCTGGCGGATTCGAACCGCCGTACACG